GACCCGCTCGGGCGCTCGCTGATGGCGGGGCTGGGCCTTTTCGCCGTCGTGCTCCTCGCGATCGGTTGGGTGTCGCTGTGAGCGATATCAACCCAACGGCCGATCTCGTCACGCTGCCGCCGCGCCCCGAACAGACCCTCCTCGAGATGATCGCGCGGGCGGCCGCCGACCCCCAGAGCGACGTCGACAAGCTGGAGCGCCTGATGGGGCTCTACGAGCGCCACATGGCGCGCGAGGCGCATGCCCAGTACACCCAGGCCCTCTCCGAGCTGCAGCCCGAGCTGCCGGTCATCGAGGAGCATGGCGAGATCCTCGATCGCGCCGGCAACGTGCAGAGCCGCTACGCCAAGCTGGAAGATGTCGCCGAGGCGATCAAGCCAGTCCTCGCCGCGCACGGGTTTGCGATCACGTTCGCGATCAGCCAGGAAGGTGGCCAGCTCAGCGTCACCGGCAAGCTTTCCCACAAGGGTGGGCACGTCGAGGAGACGACGATCGCGCTGCCGGCCGATACCAGCGGCAACAAGAACACCGTCCAGGCCTGGGGCAGCTCGACCGCCTACGGCATGCGCTACACGGCGCGGGCGCTCCTCAATCTGACCAGCCGGGGCGACGACGACGACGGCCAAGCCGGCGGCACGGCGCTGATCACCGAGGGCCAGCTCGAGGCGCTGCGCGCGCTGGCCGAGACGGCCGACGCCGATATGCGACGGTTCTGCGAATTTTTGCAGGTCACCAGTCTCGACCGGCTGCCGGCGCGGCGCTACCGCGTCGCCGAGCGGGCGCTGCAGGACAAGATCGCCCAGGCGCAGCGGCCGGCACCATCCGACCCTACCGACGACAAACCCCCTCCCTCCCCAAGGAGGCGCCGGCCGTGAGAAACCGACGCAGCCGGGCCCAGGCCCACTATAGACAGCTGCCACCAGCAGGTCGCCTCGGTGACGCCCCGGTCGAGGCGAACGTCCACGACCAGATGACGGCGGTCGTCCATGCGATCGACGAGGTGTTCAACGGTCAAATCGGAGGACCGGGGCGCAAGGTCGGTTTCGTCCTGATGGTCTTCCCGTTCGAGGGGTTCGACGGGCGCTGCAATTTCGCCAGCAACGGCGCCGATCGGCGCGACGTCGTCGTCCTGATGAAAGAGATGATCGCCCGGTTCGAGGGCCAGCCCGAGATGAAGGGGACCGCATGAGACCCGTGCGATGATTGAGCTCCTCGACATGCCGCAGGGCAGCCCCGAATGGTTCGAGGCGCGGCGCGGCATCCCGACCGCCAGCGAGTTCGCCGCCGTCATGGCCAAAGGGGGCGGCAAAATAAGGCGCGCCTACATGATGCGGCTCGCCGCTGAGCGCATAACTGGCGAGGTGCAGGACGGGTACACGAACCGGCATATGCAGCGCGGCCGCGAACTAGAGCAGGAGGCGCGCGAGCTCTATGCCTTCGTCCACGGTGCCGAGCCGCAGCTCGTCGGCTGCTTTATCCGTGACGGGCGCGTCGGCTGCTCGCCCGACGCCCTCCTCGGCGATGACGGCGTGCTGGAGATCAAGACGAGGCTCCCGGGCCTCCTGATCGAGGTCCTCGATGCCGGCGCCGTGCCTCCGGAATACCGCGCCCAGGTCCAGGGCAACCTATGGATAACCGGGCGCCAATGGTGTGACTTCACCTGCTACTGGCCGGGCATGCCGCTGTGCGTCATCCGGGTCCCGCGCGACGAGGCCTATATCGAGGAGCTGGCCCGCGAGGTCGACCGCTTCCTCGCCGACCTCGAGGCGGTTGTCCAACGTGTCTCGGCCGGCTCCAGCCAGTTTCGCAATCAGCTCGAGAGGAGCGCGGCGCTATGAGAAAAGAAACACTACTGCGCGCCCTGGTCGCCGTCCGCGAGAGGCTCGCTAACGCCGATCGGAACGTCGCCGACTGGCTTCAGGAGCGCGACCGGCGCCGGCGCCAGGAAGCCGTCTTCCTGCGCGGGTTCGTGCGGCTCGAGGGGTCGCAGCGCAAGGCCGCGATCGTGACAGGGGTCCACTACTCAACAATCTCACGCCTTCTCAATCGCGAGGCCCACGCAAAGGTTCGCGCGAGCCAGCGTGCGCGCCGCGCTGTTGCAACAATTCAGAATGTTGCAACACCTCCGCCCCCTGATAAGCCCGAGGAGCCCATGGTGAAGACGAACGTCGTGGAGCTGCGGCGGCAGCGCCCTGACTGGCATCGTCGCGAGCCCCGGCGGTCTGAAATGCACAAGTGGTATGACCAGTACCTGGGCTGGACCAAGTCCGCACAAAAAACCGCCAGGATGTTCATCTTCAACGAAAGCTGGAGGCTTCCCGATGCAGCCTACTACGATGACGACAAGCCCGGATCATCCGATCGTAACAGTGCCGTGGGAACGGATGAAAGACGTGCCAAGGGAGCTGATTGAGCGCGCCTTCACCTCCTGCCAACGGGGCAGCGCGGGGCACTGCATCAATACCAACTTGGTGCGCGCCTACGCCAAGCATCAAGGCCGAAAGATCCGGGCCCCAATGACGTATAAAGGCGATTTCCACTGGTCTGAATGTGTCGATGGCCAATGGTGCATGTTCGTCGCGCCGCTGACCCTCAAATACGTCAAAAAAATCGACGGATATGACCACGACGCCAAGCACTTCGATGCGCCAGCCAAATGCCCGATGGGACCAGTGCGGTTTGTCGGCTTTTGCACTGAAAGGTCTGACGACCCCCAGGTGGTAAGGGAGCGCCGGGCGCGGGTGAACGCCCGGGTCGCAGAAGGTAAGCTGGTCCCCGGCAGCCGCTTCCGTGAGCGCCAGACCCCCTACGTCCTGGCACAGAACGGGGCGGAATGACCGCCGCCAAGATCAAGGAGGAGCTCCTCGCCCTCGCCCGCGAGCTGGAAGAGAGCTACGGGCTGCCGGTGCGTGCCGAGCGCCTGCGCGTCCTGGTCGCGCGCCTGAACGAGCCTTGCGCCATCTGCGGCCGGATCCCCGGCTGCGATTGCCTGGGAGGTCCCTACCAGCCATGACCGAGCCTGTGGAGCGCGGCGCTGTGAAAATCCCGGTCGAAAAGACCACGGTTGACCTGAATAGCGGGCAGGAAACGACGGAAACCGTGAGTATGGACCTGATGCCGCCCCCGGCGGACGCCTGTCCAGTCTGCGGCAACCAACCCGCCCACTCCGAGGAGGAGCCGCATAATGCCTTATCACTCTACTACCAATATGCGTTCTACGGGCAGCACGGGCGCTGGCCGACCTGGGCAGATGCGGTAGCGCACTGCTCCGAAGAGGTGCGGATAAGGTGGGAGCAGGAGCTGCGTAAACGCGGCCTCTGGAGCGAATAATGCGGCCGGAACATCAGCCATGACCGAGCCGCTGTGGTATCGCTGGAACGGCGCGGCGATGATGCCGACGCAGCCCGAGCTGGCCGCCCGGCAATTCTGGGCCGGCGGGATCTACCTGCTCGAGCCGCCCCGCGAGGAGCGTCAGGGCGCCCGCCATCGGGCTTACTTTGCCACGCTGCATGACGACTGGGCGCGGCTCGATCGCCCCGAATTTCCGACGCCCGAGCACTTGCGCAAATTCGCGCTGATCCAAAAGGGCTGGCGAGACGAGCGCACGCTCGCATGCCGCAGCTATGCGTCGGCTCTCGAGATCGCAAAATTCTGCCAGCCGCTCGACCCCTATGCCGTCCTCTCCATCGAGGGGTCGCTGCTGCGGGTGTGGACGGCGCGCTCGCAATCCTACGCCGCAATGGGGCGCGAGGATTTCAATGCCTCGATGGACGCCGTCCTCGACTATTGCGCCAGCCTGCGGAAGGAGTGAAGCCATGCCGCGTCCGCGTATCGAACATCTGGGCGATATTGAGATCGATCTCTATGCCGTCGTCGCGAAGTGGCTGATCGCGTATGGCGGCAGCAAGACCCCGCCGCCCGCCACGTTCGACGATGTCGCCAGGGCGCTGCTGACCGCAATGCGCGAGGGCGACCCGGAGGAGCACCGGCGGCTGCTGGCGGCCGCTATGGCAACGACCAAATATGTCGGCGACCAGATGCTCGCGCAGCTCCAGGCTATCCTCGATGGCTGAGCGCCATTGCGGCGACTGCACGCTGTGCTGCCGGCTGCTGCCGGTGCGCGAGCTCCGGAAGGCCGCCAACACGCGCTGCGACCACCAGGGCCACAAGGGCTGCGCGATCTATCGCCGGCCCGGGTTCCCGCCGTCCTGCCACCTGTGGTCGTGCCGCTGGCTCCTCCACGATGACACCGCTGACATGCTGCGGCCCGATCGCAGCCGGTACGTCATCGACGTCATCCCCGACATAGTGCGTAAGCACGACGCGAGCGGGGTCGAGGAGATCGAGGTCGTGCAGGTCTGGGTCGAGCCGGGGTGCGACCCGATGCAGGACCGGCGGTTCCGGCGCTATGCCGAGCGGCAGGCGGAGCGGGGCGCCGGACTACTGCTGCGTTTCAGCCCGTCCAGGGCGGTCGCCGTGTTCGCCCCGCCGATGGCGGCCGACGGCCAATGGCATGTCGTCGGCGACGACAAGATGCGCGCCGCCGCCTCGCCGAGCGGCAACCTGATAATCGACAAGCTGACGGGGGCGCCGCCCGATGCCTGATGCTGCCTTGGTGCCGAATTGGCTGGTCGGCCCAGGCCGGCCGGCAACATGGCCGCGCCTGCCGTTGCCGGGGCACAGGACGATGGGCGAGGTGTTGGCGGCCGAGCGCAAGCGGGCCCTCGAGCGCGGCGCCATTGCGTTTGCTCGCGCGCGCAAAATGGAGGAGCAGGACGATGGCCCTACCTAGGCAGCGCGACATCACCCGGATTGTCAAAGCTGCGAAAAACGCTGGCGAAAATGTCGCACGCATCGAAGTTGATCGAGAGGGGAAGGTTGTCATATATGTTGGTGGCAGCAACAAGGCTGCGCCGCCAAGCGGCAATTCTCTGGAGAAACGCATCGATGAAGAAGTTGCACTACGTTCAAAGCTTCGACGGGTATAACTACCTGCGGTACAAGAAGCAGGCGCGGGTCAGACTGCCCGACGGCAAGCCGACCGGGCCAGCGTTCATGGCGGCGTACAAGGCGGCGCTCGCCGCTGCCCAGGCCGCCGACAAGCCCGGCCCGCCGCCCCCCGGACGCAAAAAAAAGCTGGCCACCGGCGCGACGATCCGCGACGCGGTGACCAGCTACATGGGGAGCCCCAGCTACGCAAAGCTGCAACCAAGGTCAAAAGCGGGGTTGCGTTCCCTCCTCAATAGCTGGGTGCGAGAGTATGGCGACGAGGCGTTTGGCCAACTGACCCGCAAGGCGCTGGCGGGAATGCTCTACTTGCGCGGCAGCACGCCGGGCGCGGCACGCAATTGGTTGACCGCCGTGCGCGCCGTGGTGCGCGACCGCATCGCCGCGGGCGAGATCGAGGAGGACCCGACGCTCGGCCTTAAGGCGCCGCCGAGCGCCAACCCAGACGGCTTCCCGACCTGGGAGCAGAGGCACGTCGCGATGTATCGCGCCTGCTGGCCGAGTGGCACACCCCAACGCCTCGCGTTCGAGATGCTCTACACGACCGGCGCCGCCTGCTGTGACGCGATCCGCCTGACCCGGCGCAACATCATCGGCGAGCTCGTCGAGTTCAACCGGCAGAAGACCGGTGAGGCCTCGTTCCCCGCGGTGACGCCCGAGCTCCAGGCCGAGCTGACCGCGTGCGGTCTCGACGAAGCGGTCGGCGTCCTACTGCGCACCGAGAACGGCCTGCCGTTTCGGAATGCCCGATATTTCAGCCAGCGTTTCTTGGTATGGGCTGCGGCGGCGGGCGTTCCCGCCGGGTACGGCGCGCACGGCGTGCGCAAGGCAGCCGCGACCGCCGACGCCGAGGCCGGTTGGACAACGACCGAGCTCAAGGCAAAATACGGCTGGGGCACGCATCAGCAGCCTGACCACTACACCAAGAAATCCGACCGGCGCCGCGTCGCGTTGGCACGGGCGGCCGATCGGAGGGCGGGATGAGTAACGCCGCCCAAACCCAAAACCGGCCTGATCTCATGACGTTGCTGGTCTGGGCAGCAGCTAAAGCCCTCCGGGCCGCCATATTATTTGGCGTCCTCTACTGGAGATTTTTGTGACATGGCGGACATAGGCAGGCCGATCAAACGCTACACGGTGATACCGCTGTCGGAGCCGATACCGGATACGAGCGAGCCGGAGCAGGCGCCTGCTCCCGAGCACGAGCACCAGCCAGAGCGGGAGGACGCATGATGGCGATGTACCCAGCGCAACAGCTGCTGAGCGGACAACTCGGCCTCGGCCAGTACAACGCGCACAACGCGCTCGCCAGTCAACAGAGCCAACTGGCCCAAGTGCTTCTCTTTGCCCAGGCTCAATCTCAGTACGCTCCGCCCCGGACCGAAGGGCCGCCCGTAGAGCGCGGCGAGATGCAGGTTTGCAATCTGATCGGTTGGCGAGCATGGCGGATTACCCAGACCGGATATTTACAGAGCGCCTCAGTAGAGGCGATCTGGCTGCCGGGCGAGCCGATGCGTGGCGTGGTGGAGGACTATAACGGCGAAGGCATTCACGCCTATAAGGCGCGCGCGGATGCGCTCTGCCATCCGGGGGCTGCAGCCCGGGTCGCATTTGGATCGGTGCTGCTGTGGGGCGACGTCGTCGAACATGAGCGAGGGTATCGCGCGACGTGCGCCAAGATCGTCTCGATTGATGATGTGATCTGGGACGGCAATCTGCCCTGGAGCTGCATCGCGACGAAGGCTCTCAGCTTTCTGCGCGATCGTTACGGGCTAGCTAAGGCCGAAACCAGAACCGTCGCCTAGGGTCAAATTGGCAAACCCCGAAAACCTGTGTCTAACCCATTGATATGCCACGATCGCGGAAGTCCAACTGGGACGAGGTGTTTCACGTGAAACCAATGGGTTGGACACCACTCCTCTTGACAACCGGACCAGAACAGCGGGAGCCCGCCTGATGGAGACAACGTCAATGTTCCGCCTCGACCTCGCGCGGAACGAAGCCGGCGCCCTGCTCTGCCTGATGCGGCTCGGCATGGATGTCTATGCCGGCGAGCGCACCGACCTCGTGTCCCTGGCGCGGCTCGACCGGCTGCCCCCCGAGACGTTCAAGACCCTAGCGGTGAAGCTGGTCGAGGCGACCGACGCGACGGAATGGCCGCCGCTCGATGAAGCGAGCAACCGCTCTTGGAGCCTTTAGGGCGATGACGCCCGACAATGCTGCACCGGCTGAAATCATCGCCATGGTCGATGCCATCGGCAAGGTGCTCGCCGGACATCCTGCCTCGCTGCAAAGCGCGGCCCTCGCCGATTGCCTCGCAATGTGGCTGGCCGGGCACCACGTCCCCGGCGACGAACGCGCCACACGGAAAATGCGCGCCGAGCTACTCGCGATGCATTGCTCTCTCGTGCGCCAACTGGTGCCGGAAAACGCCAAGCAGATCGGAACGACGCCGTGATGCCCGCCGCCGACCTGTTGCCGATAACGCTCGACGACCAGATCGCAGCGGTGCGCCGCGAACTCGCCATGCGCGAGCGCGTCTACCTGCGCCAGGTCAGCGCCGGCCGATTGAAGCAGACCGCCGCCGACCGCGAGCTCGCCTTGATGCGGGCGGTCCTCGAAACGCTGCTTACCCTGCGAGGTGCAACGTGACCG